AATACTCACCTGAAGAATTAGCATTTTTCAATGTCAACGTCAAGCCTGCATCTGTCGAATTGGCATATCCTCTAAGTGTGAATGTACGTTCAACACGTCCAAAGGCAGTAATATTGTCGTTGTAATCTTCGATCGTTGCATCGTCTAATTCGATCTTAAATTCATGGTTAGAATCTGCAGATCGTACAAACGTGATCGAAACATTGCCTGCATTACCATCGAGACTATCATTGTACAGGCTGTTATCAGTTACGTCACAAGTGATTGACATTGTGACTTCTCTAACGTCAGTTGGTACGGGTTCGCCTGTCAACTTCGATCCTAACAAGTTGCGTCGATCAAGTTTGTTATCAAGTGACAACTCAAAAGATCGGATATCCAGACTTGAGATCGACAGAGTGCCGCCCAATGATAAAGATCCTGCTTCGTAGTGATACACTTGATCAACACTTGGAAATGATGCAGTGATATCGGTTGTGCGTGTTGCTCCGTCTTTGCCGATCAAGTCAAACGAGCAAGTCATCTCCCCACCTGCTTCTGCACTGATCGTCATTGCGGACACTTTCATGCCTGTGAATTCTTCCATTGAGTTTGTCAAGCCTGTGCCTCGTTGGAATAGAATAGTCATAGACGGCTGATCAAAATCGGGCGTGTATACATGAGTATAAGGATCGGCTGATCCTGTTGTCGATAAACTGCCCAATGCCGATTTTAACAGCATCCCGATCCCATCATAGAAAGCAGGCACTTCGATCGATCCTCCGGCCTGTCTGAATCCCTCAAAAGTGCCAGACAGCAAGCCAGATGCAGGCACTGACAAATGCGTGCGTCTTTCTCTTTCCTGTGTCAGTTGCAAAGTAGAAGAGATCAATTTGACGTCTTGAGTTGTGGATTTCTGAGCAGTCCCCCATGTGGATTCAAGCCCAATTCTTAAAAATGAGTTTTGTGCAAATAAAATAGCCATAATAATGCTCCTTAAGGTAATAAATCGATCACTCTGAGAATAGCACGATTCTCTAGCGATTGTCCTAGTGTAGTGATGACATTGATTGCAATGGCATAGTCTGATCCGCTAGATCCTGCCCTGTACGTCGCACGTATAAAGCCATTGCCTGCCCTTGTCTCTTGTGGTTGGAATCTCGTCGCGCTATCTGTGCCTGAATCATCATAACTGTGGATCGTGACGTATTCGAGGCCCTCTTGATCATTGCGCTCATTGTAGGGCGTTAATCGTTTTGCAAGTTGCGAAGTGATGATCCAGAATACATGCACCTCGTCAGATTCAGACTTGATAAACGATTGTACAGGCTGATCCAGTGCGCTCTGACTGTCTCTTGCACTTACTACCCTGCTATGTGGTGCAGATAGCAAAATATAGCCTGCTTTGGGGCTTGTAATCGTTACGCTTGTGCTGTGATCTGTCGCCTCGTCAGGTTCAAAGAAATACACATAGCAAATAGACAATGAATCGTCATGCTTGATCTGATATCCGTCAACTTGCAATGTCAAGACACGATTTGCATAATCTGCTCCGGCTTTTCTGGCAAAGTTCACGATCTCGCCTGTCGTGTCAGTCACAACAACGTCTTTGAAGTCCGATCGGATATTATCCCAAAAGTCATCCCAGTCAGGGGGGATATCGATCTCTATGTCGATTGTAGCAGATACGCCCGTGCCTCCAAATGTGTTAACTCCGACAATCTGCCTGCGTCTATAATCTGCATTGTACCACGTCATTCTATACTCCTGTCACACTTTGAAAAGGCACAGTCGCCTCAATATATCCGATCGCCACATTATCAAGCCCATAGCGATCGCCCTCGACTGCAGTAAAGTTGCAGATCACATTGTCAATCGTTCGGGTTGTGTCTGGATTAGCCAAGCCAAGCCAACGATCTGCAGTGATTGCTTTTATGACGTCGCTTGATAAGTTCGTTGCATTTTTCAGGCGATCAGACACTGACGATCCTCCGCAAAACACATAGATCTCAAATCGTGCCGTCATACGATAAGACGACAGATTTAAGCCCTGTTCTGTAGTGAAATCAATAAAGTTTATAGATGCATAGGGGATTTGGGGTGGTTCAAGTATCGAGCCAATGACAACGCTATTACGCATGTCAAGCCCACTGTAACCGCTAGAGAAATCCTGTGCAGTCTTGTCCTTAAGTGCATTTAATATCCTGTAAGTTGTTGAATCTGGCATTTAGTCCTCTTGTAACAAGACACGCAAAAGATCATTCAATTTAGGCCTGATCTCCTGTTGTTGTTGTTCGATGCTGCGGCCCATGAATAGACGAGGCTTAATATATCTCGTGCCAAACTCAATATATCTTGCGTATTCGAGTTCTGTGCCGCCAAATTGGCCCCCTGATTGCAATATCGCAGTAGGCTTGCCGTCCACAATAGCAAAACGGCCTGAAATGCTTTGTCTGAGCCGTCCAGTGCGATTGTTGAATCTGGAAAATGCGACTTGCTTAGATCTTCTTTCCATTTCCAGAGCAGAAATCTTCAATCGCTTTTCAAGTTGATTAAGTAGCCGCCTTTTAGCCCCTCGCATCTGAGGCGATAGATCTTCAAAATCCATTGCGGCCCCCTAGATGATTACTTGACTTGCTCGATATGGATACAAGATCTGTTTTACTTCGTCAGGGATCACATTTGGCGAATAGGTTGTTGTCGCATTTCTGACTGACTGGCTTTTCTTGCCTTGACTGCTTTTTGCTCTGTATAGATGCGAGGCATATACACAAACGGCATGAATCAAGTCTTTGTGGAATAGTGTAAATCCAAAAGTGCCGATCACACGATTGCCCCTGTATGACTTTGTAAATCCTACAGTGCTAGTGTCTGGCTTGATGATCAATAGGCCCTGTTGCTTGTCTATGTCGTATTCATCGGATTTAACTTCTGTATCTGACGTATAAGCACGATCGGGATCGGCATGTACAGAAGTAATCGTTACAACAGGCTTGATCGGTAATTGCAATACACTGATATTTTCATACCAGTAAGAATCTATATACAATGTGTAAGTAGAAACGGCCAAAGTAGGCGTATTGCTGCCATCAGGCGCAGGAAAGCCGAGCCAACGAGCGATCGTTGCCTCGACCCTATCCAATAAATTAGACAGTTCTGTATCTGCTCCTGATCCGCTGATCTCTGGCAAATATTCTTTCAGTATGTCAGTCGTAACAAGAGCCATGACGATACAGATCCTTTTTTAGTTAGTTAGTAAGATCGAGCCTGTCGAAGTTGCAAGCACACTGATGCGTTTGTAACTTTTCCAGATGAGGCCTTTGTAACTTTAACGATCAGCGTATCGCCTGCGTCAAATATGGCCTTATCTTGCTCGCCTTGAGCGATCATATCCTCAGCAGTTAAGGCAGTCAATGCGCCCTGTGCTGTGTTCAACGTACTCCAAGAAAACAAAGCAGTCGCTTGATCGTTGCCCAAGACTTCAAAAGTTGCGTAGTTAGTCGCATCTGCGGCAATACCTGCCACGTCAACGATTTTACAGGCAACAACTTCGACGCGCTCATGAAAGCAGATCGCTACGGTATCAGCAACGCCTGCAGCAGTCTCAAGGCGTACAAATTCAGGATAATAGTAAGACATAATTTTCTCCAATAGACAGGAGGCAGCAAGGCCGCCCCCTAGTCAGTTAATGATTATAGATTGAATCCAAAGGCGACATTTTTAACGGCTGCAGCATCCAAAGAATCGAAAGTCAATCGTTCAGTTGCTACCATGTTGTACGCTCCACTGGTGATATCTTGCTCTTGTTGAATCTGGATGCCGCAACGTGCAAAGATATTCCAAGATTCACGAGATACAACAAGCATTCCAGTTGTAGATCCTGATCCTGTATATTTACCAGTTGCAGCCAGATCGTCAGACATGAAACGAGACATAACAACAGGCATGCCAAAGATTGATCCCAATTGTCCAGTCAAGATCGTTGCTTGTGGGCCAAATTTATCAAGTGTAATCAACTGATCCAATCCCATCAAGTTTTGATACAAGGCTTCAGGAGATACGATCAATACTTTGTCAGATGCGGCATATTCGCCTAATTTGCTGATCAATTCAAGCATCAAAGAAGAATCAAGGCCTGAAACGTCCAAAGTACAATCAGTTTTGTCAAAAGCAGCGGCACGCAATCCAGTGAACAAACGACGATGATCATTAGATCCGCCCAATGATGCAGATCCCCAACGTCCTCGAATATCCCAGTTTGCGATATCGTCTTGATGCGTTGCAGTAGCGTCGCCATTGATGATCGCATCTTCAAGAGCATCACGCATATCTTTTGCGATCATGCGTTGCATAGCAGGCAACAACAAAACTGCAGAATCTTCGATCAACTCTTCGTCAAGGATATAACGAGTTGCAAGGCCTTTTGCTGTGATCTGTGCTTGGCCCATTGATACAGTGCTAACAGGATACAAAGCAGGATTGTCGCTTGTTACAGTTCCTTTGATATAAGGACGGCCGCCACGATCGATGCGAGGGGCAAGCATTGTATTGCTAGTCATTTGTACTTCATTGAACAAAGAGCGCACAACGGTAGGAACTTGATATTCCATGTGCAACTGAGCCAAGAATTGATCAGGGATCAACTCAGCACCTACGCCCGATCCGTCGTAGTTTGCTTTTGAGATCTGAGCAGCGATTGATCGAGGGGCTACAGCAAGATGGCGAGCAATAGCAAGATCCATTTTTGGAGTGCTTTTGTCACCAACAAGCATGCTTTTGATCATCATGCGATCGTTAGCAAGTCGCTTCATTTCGACATGCCAGTTGCTCAAGTTCTCGTCAGTATCCAACAAGCCGGATTCTGTCACAGTTGTAACACCTGCGGCAGTCTTTACACGAGTTTTGCCAGTAGTCCAACGGATAGATCCATCTTCACCGACAAACTTCTTAAGTTGATCGTCTGTTCCTGTGATCTCGCTAGAATCGGCACGATATACAGATTCCTCCATGATTCGCTGCGCTTCTTTGATTGCATTTACTTGCTTTTCAATTCCTGCAACTTTCTCGTCTTGATTAGTTCGGAGGGTTCGAAGTTCCCCCATGATTTGCTTAACTGCGTCCATAGACATAATAATAACCTCAGTTAGTTAGTTAGTAAGTTAGTTATTGAGTTCTCTTAAGTGGAATAATAGATCGTCAAGTGAAAAGGATTTTTCCTCTTCTTCTTCTTCGATCTCCTTTTCCTCGTCATCGTAGCCCGATCCCTTTTCCTCTTCTTCGTCGTGCATTGATTCTTCGACTTCTTCTTCGACTTCTTCAACTTCTTCGACTTCTTCAGGTTCAGAGTGTGCAGCGAATTCGACAAGATAATTGCCGTTGTCCAACTCTTGGATCGATACAATATGCTTATGCACAAGCATCGACTTTGCTACGTCTGACAGGGTTAAATTTGCTGTGTAGTGCTTTGACAAAGTAGCCTCATTATTTGCAGGGATAGTCACGATTGATACCTCTAGTAATTCAGATTTAGGGAAGTAATAGCCGCTTTTTCCATAATACGGATGATCGGCAGGTAATTTGTTGCGTGCAATGGATTCGCTAGGTTGAAAGCCAACTGAGACAGCATTGATAAAGCCGCCTCGCACTTTGCGTTCAACTTGCTGCGCTACTTCGTCATTTTTGTCAAATTCAACGTCAAGCATCAACTGCCCATTTTTGACATAGGCCTTGCCTTTTCCAATTGGCAATTGCGTTGGATTGTGATTGAGCAAAATGATCGGGTTGCGTTCGTATGCTCTTAAATCCCATCCACTTTGATCGACAATGTCGCCATATCTGTCAGGATTGGCTGTAGAAGCGATAAAAGTAATCGCCTTATCTGATTGCTCTGCTTTTGTGTCAAATCGCTTAAATTGCATTGTTTTAGCCCTCACAGAATAGGATATAGCATATTGATCAAGGTGTGCATTGATTATTTACGCTCTCTGTATTTCTCATAGCACTCTTCTTTCTCTTCTAGGAACAATTCGCAATGATTGATAATAATCTTGCTATTGGCTACGTTGCTGATCTCTTCGCACTCTTGGCCGCTTGTTTTGCTGTCAATGCCTCGTGTCATGACTCTGCAATACATTTCCCTGCAAAGTAAGTCACTGTTTTCATTGATATATTCAGTGCTGCAAGGTTCAACGAGCATATCAAGATTTGTCAGTTGTTTGATTATCTTTTGTTGCTCGCCTGCCACTGGATCCGATACGACAACGATCGGAGCCTCATCTGCAGATCGCTTGTTGATTACAAAGGCAGTGCCAACGCCTCCGACTATCAAGCCAGTTAATCCGATTATTGTGAATGTTAGAATCATATTATCCTCGTCGAAGTTTTGCATGTTATTGCGTTGCTCATCTGTCATTTTGTACTCTCCACAATCACAGGGGCAATCGTGCATCTGCAATTGATATCCATTGCAGGATCGCCAAATGAAGCAGGGGCAGGGCCTGCGTATCCGTCGATCTCAAAGTCAGAATCAACGGGGATCGGATCGCCATCGTCAAGATCTGCGTGTGTTTGTCTTACTGAATCATCACGGCTAGAAATCCACTCTTTCATGACTTGCACGCCCTCTGCATCTTGAAATTCTTTATATGCTTCATTCGTTGCAGTGTTGATCGCTTTTGTCGTCTCCGTCTGGGCTATTCGCTGCGCTCTGGATTCTGAGAAAGTTGTGCTATTGGCTATCTGTCTTGCTATCTCTGCATTTGGCAATCCATCTGTAATGCCTCGCTTAACAAGTCTCTTGACTTGCTTTTCATTTGTATCAACGATTTGACGGGCCAACTTTGCGATCTGTCTTTCGTCGATCTGTCTTTCACCGAATGAGAAATCAAGCGGCCGGCTAGCCCCGATCAGTTTATACAACTCTTCGATCTGATCATTGCCTGTCAGGAAATAGATCGATCGATATGCGCGCCCAATGATTGATCTGATTGCTTTGATCTCTGTTGCACGGCCCAGAATAGATGCATAATCAATCGCCTTACTTTGTTGCTCAATCAACTGCGTGCGTAGTGTTTGCGCCCGTCTTGCATATCGTTGTGCGGCATCCTCAAGATAGATCTGCGAGGCCCTCATGATCTGACGTTGCGCAGGTTCATAAGTGCGCTCAATCCAACTTTGCCACAGTCGATCCTTTTGCTCTTTTGTGCGTGCTTGCTTCGATTCAAGGCGATTTTTCTCTGCTCTAATCACTGCTCTCATGTGATCTAGTCCACGAGATCCAACAACAAGCCATTTGATTTGAGCCACAACGCCTGCAAGTCGATAATCTCGAAAGTGTCGAGCCGCCCAAGCCTCACGCAATCGGATCGCCTTTTCCTCTGTCTCAGTCTGGGCAATGCTACTGTCACGCTCTGCAATAGGCTTAAGGCGATTGAATTGCTTATTCCCTAGAATATTCCCGCCCTTATCCCAGATCTCAGGATAATTATCTTTGAGATCCTGCGCTTCGTCGTGTGGGAATCTGTCGAAGTTCGAATTCCTCAATGCGACTTGTTGATCCTCGCCATCCTCTGGAAAGTTTGTAGGATCAACGTCTCCCACAGATCCCCGCATTTCTAGGGCATCAGTCTTTTTTTTTTGCATTTCCTTAGTTAGTAAGTCAGTAAGTGCTTGCTCGATTGCCTGATCTGCTTCTGTCTGGCTATCTGTCTGACTTTCTCCAAAGGGGCTATCTGTTAAGCCCTCATAAGCATAGGCCTCGCTTGCTGTCATGCCGTTTTCAATGTGTCGCACGATGCGTTCAAGTTTCTCAGTTCTGATCGCTTGCAATGCGTCGATCCCAGAGAAATCAATTTGCACAGAATAAGACGGATCAACAAGGCGCGCGATCCTCGTCAATGCCTGCTCGATCTTCTTTGCGCGCTTTTGTTGGATCTCCCAATAAGTGATCGTCGCTTGTCTAGCCGTTGCGTAGTTGGCATCCGGCAGGCCCAGAACAGTTGACGGCACGCCACAGACTGCACTGATATTTTCCCTTACCATTGTGCGCAGGGCTTGAAATTCCAGATCACGAGGCGACAAATTCAACGTCTCGACTTTGATCTGTCCAGACAACGCCATTGCGCCCCCTGATTCTGTCATTGCCTTATAAGCCTGCGTAATCTCTTGACGACGACGACGATCCCAGATATCCGCAGGATCTGCAGGCGATAAAAGCACGTCAGGGCGGCCCTGCTTGCTTACACTTGACGCCATGCGTTGAGCGTTGATATCTGCAGTGATCTCTTCGTTCAATGCCTCGACAAGTCCAGATCCGTATAACTCGCCATTGCTATTGATATCCCACGATGCCGATCGGGTATGAATGACACGATCGACAGGATACACGGCAGTCGATCCCCCGTCGTTGTATTCATATCCCTGTATCATCTTGACGGGATCGGGAATAATGCGCACGTTCTCAGGATGCAAGCGATACAGGCTAGTAGGACGTGCCAGATCTCCGACAATCAAAATATAGCAATTGCCTGTCATCATCAGATCAACGATCAACTGCTCCTTAAAAAGATAGCCGTCTGTATTGGTGTTAGGTTGCTCGAATAGATCAAGCACTGGCGATTCGTCGATCTCTGTTTGTTGCTCTCCTTTGCCTGATAGAAGTTTGATCGGCAATGATGCGATATCTTGACTTGCTCTTGTGACGCAGGCGTGAGTATAAGCATGCTTTCCAAATACTGCCATAGATTGGCGAGGGCTAAATGTTGGACTAACTCCGTTACCCACTGCCCACGATGCGCCATGCTCAGGAGCCTTAGGATTGCTCTCAACTTGTCCAAAGGCACGCAGGATAAAACTAGGCAGCCAGTTGCTCAGAGTTGATTTTTTCTGTATTTCTGTCGTCTTATTTGGCATAATGATCTCCAGTCGATGAATCCACTATATCAGATAATGATCGATCTTGACAGTGTGTTGATTTCTAAAACGACAAAGGGGAGCATTTGCCCCCCCCTTGCTATCTGTCTGACTTATAATTTGATCAGATCTATTTTTGGCCTTTCAACCTGCCCCGTCAATGCCAAGCACAGAAATATTATATGCTTGCAAAACTCGCCACGAGGCTTTTTTCTAAACTCAAAATCTGCACAACGACACAACGCCCCCCGATCTGTTAGGGATACAGGATAGGCCTGATCTGTGCCTTTTGTCTGTATCGATGCAACAATGTGATGACTGTTGATCAGATTGTTGTAACGCCCATAGATTGCGATCGCTTCGCAGTTTGTCACACGATCCAGAATCTTCTTTTGCTCTGTGGGATCCTCTTCGACTGCATAGAGATTGTCGAAAAAGGCATTGAGTATATGATTGATTAGGTTTCGTCGTAGATCCATTTTATCCCCCTGCAGTTAGTAAGATAGGGAGCAGCACAGGCCACCCCCGATCCGTTGTTGTTATAGTTTTGTGATTGATCCGTCATTTTCAACAATCATTTTGATACTGTAGTTTGATAATGCATCTTGATTTTTTGTTGTGAATAGTGCAGATACGAAGTGACCACATACTTCATTGCTTGCATCCTTGATCTCTTTGATTTGTACAAATTGAAAGTTATAAGAATCTGCTTTGTTGATTTGTGACTTAATGATTTCGATTGCTGCTTGTTGTGTCATGATTGACTCCGTTTTGTTTTGTTGTTGTATGAACTTCATTGCTCATGTATACAGATTAACAACATAAATACACAGTGTCAACATATTTACACAAAACAACAGATCTTTTTTATCACAATCTGATCGCAAAAGTCTATTAGTCCGATATTCTCAACTATCTCTCAAGATCGCCTCGCTTGCTGTACTGTACAAAATTTCTTCTTCACACTGGATCAACTGGCTTAAG